TAATATAAATATAACTAATACTAATCTTACAGATAGTAATAAAAAGGCTCTCTTTAAAAAACCTACTTTAGATGAAGTTAAAAATTATTGTATCTTACGCAAAAATAATATAGAAGCAGAATCATTTATAGACTTCTACGAAAGTAAAGATTGGTTAATAGGTAAAAACAAAATGAAGGATTGGAAAGCTTGTGTTAGAACTTGGGAAAGTAGAGATAAAAATAATCCTAAAAATAATTCAAAAGGAATGAGCAAAATACATCAGCATTTACAAAAGAATATTAATGTAAAAGAAAAACTTTTAAAACAATTTAAAAAATGAGATTAATTAAAACAATGTCAAAGCAAGACTTACTAATGGCTTCAGTAGATTTAGTAAGCAAAACATATATTGAGTTAGGACAAAATAATGTAGATGAAGATACTATAAGTATTATGTCGGAAAGTTTATCTTATGACTTATCAAGAATGTTTAAGAATTTTTATTTTGAAGATGCGCAAAAAGCTTTTAATTTAGGAGTAAGAAGTCCTATTACAAGTGATTTTATACATTTAACAGTTCCAACATATATGAAATGGATTCGTAAACATCAAGAAATAATATGGGATGCAAGGTCAAGAGTAGACAAAGGAGAAAATCCTAAACAAGTTCCACATTATAGACCTGAACCTAAACTATTAAAATGAAGATACTAAATTTATATGCTTGTCTAGGTGGTAACCGTTACAAGTGGAACGATGTAAAAGAAGATATAGAAGTTACAGCTATTGAGTTAGACCCAGAATTAGCCAGGTTATATAAAGAAAGATTTCCAATTGATAAAGTGATTGTAGCTGATGCACATCAATACCTTCTTGATAATTATAAAGATTTTGATTTTATATGGAGTAGCCCACCCTGTCCTAGTCATAGTCGAGCAAGATTTTGGAGTATTGGTGCAAATGGTAAAAATCCTATATATCCTGATATGAAATTATATGAAGAAATATTGTTACTAAATCATCACTTCAAAGGTAAATATGTTATTGAAAATGTAATACCTTATTACAAACCTTTGATTGAAGCAAAAGAAAAAGACAGACATTTATATTGGACAAATTTTAATCTACCTAATACTTTAAATTCAAGACATTTTACGGGTTTATGTCAGACAAATAATGAATTAAAAAAATTAGAATTGTTTCATAATATAGAATTAAAAAGCTATAAAGGGAAACAATCAAAAATTAAAATAGCAAGAAACCTAGTAGACTATGAAGCAGGTAAAACAATCTTTGAAACTATGTTAGGTATTGTAAAAAAAGAAAATATTAATCAAACTGAATTATTTTAAAATGAAAAAAGAAGAATTGTACGAACCTGAAAAAACAGGAACTTTCCAAATGATGTTTGGATTTCCACAGCCTGGAGTTCACAGACCTAATAAGTGGGTATCAATTAGAAAGCCTAAAGAAGAAAAGAAATGAAAATAAATAATTTTAACGACATTATGAAAAAGTGTTTTGGTAATAGATTGATAAATGTAAAGTCTGAAAAAATGGACTATAAAAAAATTGACAATATTGAAGTAGATGGAATAGACACTAAAGACTATCCTGACTTCTGTGATGCATATATAGTAAGTGCAGATTATGATGGTAAACCTATGACTGAATCTCAGCTAGATATAATAAATGAAGATGGAGATTTTCAACACGAATGTATAATGAATGACTTACAATAATGAAGAATACAACACGTCTTACGACTACTAATAGAACTCAGTAAATATGAAAACAAAAGACAAAGTAAAGTTTTGGCTAGATAAATATCCAAGTCTAAGAGATGATGACAATAGACTTAGTGCTAATATTTGGTCTGAAGAATTAATTGAAAAAGGTTTTGAAGTAAGTCAGTTTTTAATTGTTTATGCTTGCGGTAAATTAACTTCAGCTCCAAGTATAAAAAGAGCAAGAGCAAAGCTTCAGGAAGAAGAACCAAGATATAGGGGTGATAAGTATAATATAAGGAAAGGCATTTTGCAAGACAAATGGAGAAAAGACTTAGGCTATGAAAAAAACAATTAGCAAGTTAAAGAAGGAACTTGATAAGTGGTTTAGTCTTTACATCAGAATAAAAGACTCAAATGAATATGGTTACGTACAGTGTACAACTTGTTCGGTGGTTCGCCACTATAAAGATGGTATGCAAAATGGTCATTTCCAATCTAGGCGTTTTATGGCTACTCGTTTCAATGAAGAAAATTGTTCTACACAGTGTATTAAGTGCAATTTGTATTCTCAGGGTGAACAGTATAAATTCGGTTTAGCTATAGATGCTAAGTATGGAGAAGGAACAGCAGAAGAATTAGAGTATTTAGCTAGGACTATTCACAAAGTATCAAGGGTTGAATATGAAGACCAGATAAGTTATTACAAAAACCTTGTTGAAAACTTAAAAGAAGAAAAAGGTATTTCGTAACTATTTAATTATCTTTGGCGTATGACAGAACCGATATACGCAAATAATGAACACCGAGTAATTGTAGATACTTACATAACAATGTGTAAAGAGTTTGCAAAAGAAGTCAGCACAAAAAGTAGATACAATAATTATTTAGAAGTAGTTGAAATTATTTTGGAGTATTCAAATCATTATGGAGAAGGACAGAAAGAGAATAATTTTTGGGATTGGATGCTTATTATACCTATAAATTTAGCAGTAGCAACTAATGGATTCTTTGCAGGAGTAGAAACAAGAAGCAATGCAGCAGTAGTCAGAGCATATAGAGTAGTTCTTGATGAACTAACACAGGACACCGTAAATAAGATTGACAAGATAGAACCAATTAATGACTGAGATATACGAAGAAATATCAAAGTTATCTGATAAGTTTAGGACTATGGCTTACGGATTAACCTCTGATGAAAATGAAGTAAATGAATCAGTACAAGAACTTTTATTATATTTACTACAGATGAACCCTGAAACATTAAAAGGTATATATAACAAAGATGGAATATTAGGTGTAACAAGATATGGAGCAGTAGCTTTAAGACGTGCCTTGACAAGTCCTAGAAGTAATTACTATTATAAGTATAAAAAGTATTATACTCATATAGATAGTTTAACAAGTGCAGTTACTTATAACGAAATGGAGTCAGGGGAAACAATACCTTCTAAGCACCTTTATAACCTGCCTAATGAATTAACAGATGATTATGTATGGACTAGCCTTGAAAAGATAGATGTTGCCTTAGAGGAAAATTTTTCTTGGTACGATAAGAAAGTATTTGAACTTTATTACTATGAAAAAGGAAACACACTAGATTCACTAGCTAAAAAAACAGGAATAAGTAGAAATAGCCTATATACAACTATAGACAAAGTAAGAACTGAATTAAAATATAAGTTAAAAGAATAATGAAAGTCTTAGAATTATTTGCAGGAAGTAGGTCAATAGGAAAAGTAGCTGATGAATTAGGCTATGAAGTTTTCTCTGTAGATATTAATAATTTTGAAGGAATAGATTTAGTTAAAGATATTTTAGATTTAAAAAAAGAGGATATTCCATTTATTCCTGATTTAATTTGGGCTAGTCCACCTTGCACTTATTTTAGTGTTGCTAGTATTGGACATCATTGGTACGAAAATCATACACCTAAAACAAAAGAAGCAATTTTAGGATTAAAAATTTTAAATAAAACAATTTTAATTTTTGATTGGTATAAAACATCAAAGTTTTTTATGGAAAACCCTGTTGGTAAAATGAGGAGAATTGTTAAAGGAATAGATAGAGCTACAATAACTTATTGTAGTTATGATGATAAGAGAATGAAACCAACTGACATTTGGAGTAATAACATTTTTGATATGTTTAATTTAAATGGTTGGAAACCTAAAGCGAAATGTTTTGCAGGAAATAAAAAATGCCAACACGAGGAAGCTCCAAGAGGAAGTAAGACAGGAACTCAAGGAATGAAAAATAATTATGAAAGAAGTAAAGTGCCTTATGAATTATGTAAAGAAATACTATTATCATTATGAATAAGTTTTTTGTTCCTAAAGAAATATATGAAGATAGAATGGCTATCTGTAAAAGTTGTACTCACTATTCAAGTGTACTAGGAAATTGTGGAATTTGTAAATGTTTTATGAAAATTAAGTCAAAAATCAGCAGTCAATCTTGTCCAAAGGGTTTTTGGCAAAAGACATCAGAAGTAGAAGTTAGAACTGATATACCTGAAGAAATAATTGAAGAAGTATTGCTTGTATGGCAGGAAGTAAAAACAGGTAGAGCAAAAAGCAAAGAAGCAAAAAGTAAAATGATACAGTTATATAATATAATTTATGGTAGTAATTATTCAGATACGAGTAATTGCTCGAGTTGTATTGCGACTTGTTTTGATGGAATAAGAAAAATATATCAAGAATACTCAGGAAATAATTAATCAATAAAGGGTAAGACCTAAAAAGCTTTTAATTTTTCAGACCTGTGTAGTAGAGGGGGGGTGTGGTTACCTCCCCAATACAATTAACTAAAATAGTAATAATGAAAATAATAGTAATATGGCCGAACTAGAAAGAACATACAAAACAATTAAATGGATATTGAAAGACAATATCAAAAAGAATGTCAGAGCTTTGTGGACTTGGAAGGACGACAACTTTACCTGCATATATGAAAACTATGATGGAGATGATAGGATTTATACTAGCAGTCAATTACTTAAACTTTTAACAAAATGATGATATTTACATTACTTGGAATTATAGTAGCAATATTCTTTTTTATAATTATAATTATGACAATAATAGAAGGAAGAATAAAAAGAAGATCTAAAGAAAGATTACTTTGGAAAATGGATAAGGTAGAAACACTAACAGGAGGACTAGCACACGATAGAATTAATGAAAAAAAATAGAATACCAGGTTACTATATAGGAAGTCGGTATAAGATTGAAGCTCGCAAGGTCATAGAAGACTTTGGTTTATCTTACAACGTAGGAACGGCTGTTACTTACTTGCTGAGAGCTGAGAGAAAACACGCAAGTCCTATTGAGTGCATACAGAAAGCAATAAACCACTTAGAGTTTGAACTCGATAAACTAAAGAGATGACACTATATACTTGTAAATGTGGAAAGACTAGAGAACTATCTAAGGTTACAATAGTTTTTAGAGATGGAAATTGGGAAGCCAAGGAATCAGAGTGTGAATGTGGTCTTTATATGGATAGCGTACCTGTAGAAGGAATACCTACCTTACAGAGAACAGAGCCAAGCCTAAGTAAGAACAGAGATAAGCTATGGGCTGGAGCAAAAGAAAAGCTAGTAGGCGAAAGGGGAATCAATGAATCCTTTGATTAATGAAGTTTGTAATAAAGTGTGATAAAGATAAGCAAAACCTGATACACTATTTAAAGGAATTAGGCAATGACTATTTAGTAGATGTAAAGAAACAAAGAAACACAAGGAGCAATATGCAGAATAACTATTATTGGAGTTGTATAGTACAGACACTATCTAATGAACTAGGCTACTACCCAGACGAAATTCACGACCTTTTAAAATTAAAGTTCTCAAGTGAATGGAATAGCATAGAGGTAAACGATAGGACTGTAGGGCTACAAACAATTAAGAGTACAGCAAGAATGGATAGCAAAGCTTTTGAGATATATGCAGACCAAATAAGAATATGGGCAATGACTGACTTAGGTATCAGACTAATGCTACCAAATGAATACGAGTAATTTCTATTATATAATATGGAAACAGAACAAAAGAGGACACAGGAGGGTAAAAAGAAGCTACTAGCTGCACTAGAGATGTCATTAGGTATAGTAACTGAAGCTTGTGAAAAAGCAGACATTACAAGAAGCCGACACTATGCTTGGATGCAAAGTGATGAAGAATACAAGAAAGCCGTAGATGATATAGATAGTAAATTTATTGACTTTGCTGAAACAAGTCTTAAGAAACAAATAAAGGAAGGTAACACAACTGCTACTACTTTCTTCCTAAGAACTAGAGGACGTAAGAGAGGTTATAATGAGAAACAAGAAATAGACTTGACTTCAGGTGATGAACGTATCAAAATAAATATTAATCTTGGTGATTAAACCTGACCTATTAGAAATCAATCCACAATTTACACCTAAACAGAAAGAGTGTTTAAAGTATCTATTTGATGATAAGACTAAAGAGGTTTTATTTGGAGGTGCAGCTGGTGGTGGAAAGTCTTGGGTAGGATGTAGTTACTTAATTACTATGTGTCTTCAATATCCAAAGACTAGATACTTGATGGGAAGGTCAAAGCTAGATGCTTTAAAAAAGACTACATTAAATACATTCTTTGAAGTATGCACCGAGTGGAACTTAAAAGCTATTAAGGACTACACGTTTAATGGATCAAGTAATGTGATAACCTTTTATAATGGTTCTGAGATAATATTAAAGGACTTGTTCTTATACCCATCAGACCGAAACTTTGATAGTTTAGGTTCGCTTGAAATAACAGGTGCTTTCATTGATGAAGCAAATCAAATTACTGAGAAGGCTAAAAACGTAGTAGCATCAAGGCTAAGATACAAGCTTGACGAAAATGGCTTAATACCTAAGATGCTTATGACTTGCAACCCTGCAAAGAATTGGGTGTACTCAGAGTATTACAGACCTGCTCAAGACAATACAATAAAACATTACAGAAAGTTCATTCAATCTTTAGTGATAGATAATAACTATATCTCTAAGCATTACGAAACTCAGCTATCTCAATTAGACGAACTAAGTAAGCAAAGACTTTTATTTGGTAATTGGGAATATGATGCTACTGCTGATAGTCTTATAGACTACAATTCTATAATGAGTATGTTTAGTCAGAAAGGAATAGAAGGTGATAAATACATAACTTGTGATGTAGCACGATTTGGAAGCGATAAGACAGTTATAATGCTTTGGCAAGGGCTACACATTAGATACATAAGAACTATCCTTAAATCTGCTGTAAATGAGGTTGTGGACGAGATTAAGAAACTACAACAAGAGAATGGAGTTAATCTTAGGAATATAATAGTAGATGAGGACGGAGTGGGTGGTGGTGTGAAGGATTACTTAAGATGTCAAGGATTTACAAATAATGCAAGACCTATAAAAGGTGAGAACTATCAGAACCTAAAAACTCAATGCTATTACAAATTAGCAGACCAAATAAACAAAGGACAGATAGGAGTAAGTTGTTCAGATGTAAATGTTAAGAATTACATAACTGAGGAGCTAGAGCAAGTCAGAACTAAGGACGCAGATAAAGATAATAAACTACAGATAATTCCTAAAGATACAGTCAAGTCTATTCTAGGTCGTTCTCCTGATTATGCTGATGCTTTAGCTATGAGAATGTTTTATGAGATAGATAGTAACTTTGGAAGGTATTTTGTGCAGTAATTATATAGTTTTAATATTCAATTGCTTTACAATGTGATTATAAAATGCTAGGAACTCAATATAATCATTTGAAGTCTTTTGTTCTTCTGAATAAGTTAATAATGTAGTGTATGCTGAATTAAGATAGTCATTCCATTTTATTTCAGTCATTGCAAAGAAGTCATCAGCTAATCTAATCTTTTCTACTCCGTTCCAAATTTCTATTGTTTTATCTACTAATTTCATATCTTTGTTATTAATTATAGTGCAAACATACAATCTTTATTTGAATAAAACACTATATAAACAGAATAACTCACAAAGTTATTAACAATTAAAAAGTAGCAGTAAACTAAAAACAACAAATTTCTATTATATAGTGTATGAAAGTTAAAATTAAAAAAGAAGGGAAAACAGAATCGTTCAATTTAATTAAAAGTTGGAATGATGTTACATTAGAATCTTGGTTAAAATTAATGACATTTGATTCGGATATAAATTCTGAAGATGCTGCCAAAACAATAAAAGAATTATCTGATATTCCAAAGAAGTTAATAAAAGAACTTTCATTATCGGATGTAGCAGTAATGTTGAATTGGATTTCTGAGCTTCAAGCTAAACAAGATACTAAGCTTAAAAGGATAATAGAGATTAATGGTATTGAATATGGATGGCATCCTGACCTCGATTCCATAACTTTAGGTGAGTATGCCGATATTGAAACATTTATCAAAAAAGGAATAGAGAAAAGATTACCTGAATTGATGTCTGTTCTCTATCGTCCTATCAAACAGAAACACGAAAATGGAGTTTACATAATAGAGCCTTATGATGGTGATATAAGGATGAGAGCAGAAGAAATGAAAAAGATGTCAGCAGAACAAGTACAAAGTGCGATGGTTTTTTTTTATCATTTAGGGAAACTATTGTGCGAGATTTTGCAATTATATTCGATTCAGAAGCAGAAGGAAATGATGAAGCTATAGCAACAAATGATTTCGCAAGTTCTTGGGGATGGTTTGGAGTTATGCACAGATTGTGCGGTGAAGATATTAGTAAGTTGGAAAGTATTACAAAGCTTAGTCTTTTAAATTGTTTGACTTGGTTAAGTTATGAAACAGATTTAAACTCTCAAAATAAAGTAAAAAGAAATGGTTAGAAATAAAACTTATAATAATGTCGTCAATACTCTATTAAGACTAGGAGAGTATCACAAGCAAATAAAAACAACTTCGGTAGGAGATATTTTTTCAATCGATTTGGAAAAGGAAACTAAATTTCCATTACTGCATATTAATCCGACTTCAGTTACGACTGGTGATAGTCAGCTTGTCTACAACTTCCAAATATTCATAATGGATATGGTAACGGAAAAGGATAATTGGACAATAAACAATACTGCTGCTGATTTCCCTAAGTTATATAAGACATTAAGCAATGAGCAAGATGTATTTAACGAAACATTACAAATAGTAACTGATTTTATTGGTATGCTTAGACATAGTGAAAGGCAATCAATAGCAGGTGTTAATGATATTAATTCACCTATCTATTTTACACAAGACCAATTTACAATAGAACCATTCCAAGAAAGGTTTGATAATTTATGCTGTGGTTATGTTTTCAATATAGGAGTCTTAGTACAGAACGACTTTCAGACTTGTGATATTCCTGTTGATAAGCTTGGAGCTGGGTATTAATGAAATGGAAAATAGGATGGCTAACAATACAGATAGGATGGAAAAAATTTAAAATAACAATTAACTTATAATAAAAATGGCAACACTAACAACTACAATTCAGGAAACAGTATCACTAAACGGAAGTCTTAGAGGCTCTACAATTGCAGTAACTACTGCGGGAATCAATGATGTATTTGAAAGAATAGTAACTTGTACAGCAAGTGTAGTAACTACAGTAGCAGTATTTGATACGCTACCTTCAACTTCAGCAGGAGCTATTAATGTAGCAAAAACTAAATATGTCAGAATCACTAACTTGGAAACAGCTGTAGACATTGAACTAGCAGTAGTTACAACAGCTTCAAATTACCAAGTGATACTTACGGCAGGTCAATCACATATCCTTTGTCAGGGGGCAGACTTAGCTTTAGCTGAAGCAGATACTTCACCTTCTTTTGGAACTATGCAAGACTTAGC